GCATAAAATCTTCACGGACATAACTTGCTCCATTTCTTTCATCAATGGACCCCATGCCTCTAGAAGAAACACCAAGTTTAACGCCAGACTCTAAAAGGTTTCTAGCGATATTACCCATAGGTGTTGATAGGATTTGAGCTTTACCTCTAAAATTACTTCCCTCAGATGTAAGAGAAACAATTTTATGAGAAACTCTATCAAGATTTACGGTTGGTCCATCTGGATGACCTAACTCACCGAGAGCACGACCAGTAGCTACATAACTCTCATTGTAACGACCAACTTCCTTTTCCAGTACGGAATATGGATATACTCTGCCGTTACGATTTTTAATATTTCCTTGAAGGAATACACCTTCAATATAGAGATTCTTCCTTCCGTTAGATTCTTCTATGAGGACTTCAACGTCCTCAATACTCTCGGTGATTAATTTCATTCTTCTGTAACCTCGGGTGTTTCTACAGTAGTTTCTTCTTCTTCTTCCGCAGTTGCGAAATAAGATTGTGCTAGGACTTCTTTATATCCTTTCATTGAATCTGCTGCTTTCGCATACAGATGGTCATTAATTTTGTCCATCGCATCGATTTTATTGCCAGCAGCAAGTGCATTAATAATGTCAATAGTATCCATTTAATTTAAACGTGTATGGTAATTATTTATCGGAATCTTTATTTCTAGGTGCTTCTTTTGCTTCAGGTGCTGCTGGTAACTCAGGTGGTTGAGCAGACATTTCCAATACCTTTGCATTCATTTCATTAGTATGAACAGGGTCTGGGACAAGACCTTTTTGAATATCTGTCGCCATCTGCATATCCATTTCCTCGTATACAATATCGGATTGCTTGAGGACTTCTTTCCTTATATATTCTGTAGAGTAATATTTTCCAACGAATTGGTCTAACTTCATTAGGATATCGAGGCGAGTATTCAGAATCTCTGCATCGCGTAACTCAGAAAAATGATTGTCAAAAAGGAAGTCATATTGAATGTTTTCTTCCATCTCTTCCCAGTCTTCTGGGGTGAGCACACCCTTGAGGACTAGTTGAGTCTTGAGCATATCGTGAAAAACATATGCAAACTTCTTGCGTAGTCTTCCAACAAATTTGTTGAATTTTAATTCGTCTCGTAATACTTCTGTAGTCTTACCAAGATTAAATCCTTTATTATCATCAGTAAGACGTGAAGGTGGTAAGTTGAGTGAGTTGTAGAGTTTCTTTTTGAAATACTCAACGTCCTTCAATTCACCTAAATTTTGTCCACCAGGAAGTGTGGTAATTTCTGTGCCTCTACCACCTTCGCGGCGAGGTAACCAGAAATCTTCAAGCATAGACATATGCTTTTTGTCATCACGAATTTCACCAGTGTTTGCATCATACACAAGCTTGTTACGATATCTCTGCATAACGTCACGGAGATATTGCTCTGCTTTTACCTTAGGTAAGTTGCCTACATCAATGTAAAAGATACGACGTTCTGGTGCTCTTGACATTCTGTAGATTACCAAAGAATCTTCAATCATACGAAGTTGATTGAGAGACTTGATAGACTTGTGAAGATAACTAAGATTCAGTTTCTTATTTAAATCCATCAACCCGCAAGGTGCGAATGTGACAGCATCAGCAGCAAATTTTAATCCGCCTTGCATTGGGTCTGGACCACCTGCAAAAGAAATAAATCCTTTTGGATTATACATGTAGTATTCTATAAACTCACCATAGTCATATGCAGTTGCAGACTGAGGATTTGCGTTTCTATCCAGCAGTTGCTGCGCTGCTTTTTTTTCTCTGTCTTGAATTCTTTGCTTGACTTTTTTAACCTTTAGTGGGTCGATATATCTTACTTCTACGATACCCTTGCCAGGATTTGATAAGTCGATAACTTTGTGATAATACACACGTCCGTCAATATACCAGTTGCGGAAAATCTCGTGTGCTTTTTTATCAAAGTTTAAAAGTTTTTTGATATAATTAAATTCATTGCGAATCTTCTTCTTGATAGGTTCGCCAATTTCAAGGTTTGATAATTCAATCTGCACAGCAGATTGGTCTTCATTGCTGACGATTGCTTCATTTACAATTTCGTCAATTGCAGTATCAACTTCTGGATGTAGCGCCATATCACGATAGCGCCTAATGAGATCAAACTCATTACGCGCCGTTCCTTCGATATCCACATAATGACCGAAGTAGCCACCTGCTACGGTAGCTACTCCATCGTCCTGTTGCGGAGGAATCGGGGACTGTCCCTTGGGTTTAGAGACGGCCCCATTGATTGAGAATCCGAAAAGTTGACTCATTTTTTAGAATATCACTTAATATACTCTTATTTATCAGAGATTATTTTGCGATACTTCCGCCACCACTGGCTGCTTGTCCCTGTAATGCATGCCAGTATTGTAACTGGAATTCAACAGTGAAGTCCTCAATCTGGTCATTGCTATCATAAGCAACGTCGATTTGAGAAACGTTAGTTGGGAAACAACCCCAGAGTTTGTATTCTCTGAGCACGGAACCTTCATCTGTCGAGTCTCTCTCAAGTTGCTTGACAGTCAAGTCCTTAAGGAAACCAGTACCACCTTGGTCAGGAATGAATGCATCAGAAGTGTTACCCACATGGGTATTCATTGCTTCCATCCATCTCTCGAAACCATGACGGATAGTGAAGTTTCTATCATTGATGATAGTAACTGTCCATGTGTCGAAGGTGCGGTCACCAGCAATTTTTACTGTGCGACCACGGAAAGGTACTTCGATAACACCTAAGTTTGATGCTGGAAGAGCAGCAGACTTGCAAAGCATGTTTGCTAAGTCATTATCAGGACCATCGCTAACAACGCTTGGCCACTGAAACTCAACCAGGAAGAGATTACTCTTTACACCCTGCTTGATATTATTTAAGAAGTTGCTTACATTAGATGTAATTGCCATTTTAGTTTATCCTCTTACGGTAATTAATTGGTGAATTGTAAATCAAACTTGACCTGTGACTTCCTGGAAGGAAACACCTGTCTTAGTTGCGATGAAACTTAGGGTGATGTAGTTAATCGACCTTGATGGCTTCAAGTAGATGTCAGCAACAAACTCATTTCTGTCAATAACGTCAGCAGTATTATTGCTTTCGTCACAAACAACCAAGAAGTCAGTTACACCTCTCTTTGCCTTTACTTCTTCCATGTAAGCATTTACAGTGGAGAAGAATGACCCTCTAGTAGTAGTGTCATTTAATTCAAATAGGACGCCGCGAGCAGCTGCCTGGACTCTTCTTTCGATGTTGAGGAATAGACGACGGACGTTAATTCTGTCGAAAGAACTAGGAGTAGACTGTGCAGTCTTGTCACCGAAGAGGACAATACCTTGTCCAGGGAATGAAGTGATTGGGTTGATTCTTTGGAGATACAACTCATCACGGTGTGCTTTGGTTGGAGTGTATGCAAGTTTAATTGCATTTCTCAAGTTTCCTCTCTGGAGTCCAGCAGGTGAAAACCAATCTTCAGCTGTTAGTGAAGTCTGGACACATAGACCAGCGATGTCTCCGTTGCATGGGATGTAACGATAAACATCGTTGAAACGGTCGTAGATATACTTATAACCGCTATCTAGGACAGAATAGGAACTGCTTGGGAAACTGGAGTAGTGTGCAATGATTGCATCTTTCTGAGCAGTTGCACTAGTTAGAGAAACGAAATCTCTGTATGGAGAGCAGAAAGCGATACAATCTTTTCTAGTATCTGCAATCGCGATTGCTGCAAGTTGCTTGGTAGCAGTATCTGCACCAGGTTGAGAACCACCAGTGATGCTACCACCAGAGAGGACGAAATCTACAGTGATATTTTCAATATCTAAGAATAGATTTAAAGCAGTCTGGACGCCAGAAATACCAACTGCATAATCATCAACGCCACCATCTAGTGGTAGTGCTTCGCCGCCAGCAGCAGGAAGGTCATCAGCATAAACGTATCTAGACTTTCTGTTGATAACAGTTGGGAGATATGCAGAAGCACCTTCTCCATCTAATGCTGCAGTGTCCCTGGAAACATATAAGAATGTTTCTAGAAGTGTGCCAGCAACACCACTGACTGCGCCATCTTCATCGATAACTGCAACGAGAGTGATATCAGCAGATGCAGGTGCTGGTGCTAGTGCAGACCAGAGTGCAGTGCCGTGATAAGTAGCAGTTGCATAAGATGCAGTTGTGCCATCAACGGTAGAAACCTTGAGGGAGTTACCTAGAGTGCCAGCAGTGCGAGCAGCGAAGTGATATGTAGTTGTGCCTGCTTGTGCTGCTTGGTCATCATCTGACCTTAGAAGAATGCCAGCGGCAGCATCATCTGCGTTTGCTAGAGTTGCTGATTCTACTCTTACAACTTGTAGAGTGCCGCCATATGATAGGAAGGTGGCACCTACATACCAATCTTCATAGTTAGAATTATTTGGTTTACCGAATGTCGCAACTAATTCCGATTCGGATGAAATTGTAGTGATTACACCAACTGGTCCTTTTTCAAAGGACGCTACAAACGCTGCAGAGTTTGCCTGAGAAGGCACTGCAACGGCATTGGTTAAATCACGCTCTCTTAATACAATTCCAGGTGATACTTGACCCGCCATGTTTATCTCCGTGTAGAAGCATTTTTAATCTACAAATATTTAGGCAAATGAGTATTTCAGATGGTCATTTTTTGCAGGAACAACGCATGAACTCTTTACCAATCAGGGTATTCATAATGACCGAAAACTGTAGTAGATGACCTAGACACCATCATTCTTTTTACTGCACAGTCCTTGCATTCATATGAATATGATGATGGTAGATGTGGTTTTGATTTTCTATACAGATAATATTCGGAGATTAAATCTTTACTTTCTCCACAAGACCTACACCTTCTCTCCTTAAAAAGTAAATGCTCTAATTTTATCTGGGAATCAAAATCCATTAGTAACCGAGCATATAAGAAACATCAGTTGCAGAATCTCCATATTCATCCAGATGCCACACCTCTCCATCTTTATCTACAAAGGTTGCCTCTTCATCATCAACACCATTTAATACAAAACCAAAAGGTGCCATATCTTGCTCAATCTGATTTGACTGCTCTTCATAGATTCGTTTCCTAACATCATTATCTGTCATCTCTCTGAAGTATGGTTGGACTGCTAACCATGCAAACAAGACAAGACACATTACCAAATCATCATGGTGACCTTCGTCTGCTTCAAATGATTGATTTTTTTGAATGAAAGTAGTTAACTCTGCAATGATTTCATAATCATTTATAAGAAGTTTATCATCCTCAATTAATGTCTTGAGGTTTGAGCATCCGACTTTCTTGGTGACTTTGGACATCTTAAGACCAAGTTGAGATTTAGCACCAGAAAATCCCTGACCCACAATCTGTCCTGCTCTACCTCGCATTGCACACATTAAGATATTAGGATATTCTAAATCGTAATGAAGAATATTACCTACCTGCTCACCAATATCATTAATTTCAATTAAAATATATGCATCGTTATAATTTTTTCCTACTTGATCTACAATGCTAGGAAATAGAATTGGTTTAATTTGTTTATTTCTATACTTTGCTACAATACGCCATGGCAGTGTAGTAATGTCAAATACAATAAAAGCTGAATAATCGTTGTCTGTGCCACGAGACACATCAACCGTTACGATATAATCTTTTTCTTCATCAGCATTTTCATATACCATGAGACCTTTATTGTTATCAATAATGGGGTCTTCATAAACCATTGTGCGAAGTTTGGAAGCAGTAATAAGAGTATCAACCGACCCCAAGAATTCACATTCAAATTCTTGTGTAAACTGCCTTTGAGAAGTATTAGCAATTGTTTGCTCTTTCCAAGCTGCGTCTCTTCCTGGGACCTGCGACCAATGGACTTCTAAAGGTTTATAACTATTCTTTCCACGCTCAGCATCATGCCAAAGTTTATAAAACATATTCATGCCATTCGGCGTAGAAATGAT